CTCATTTCGCTACCTCTTCCTTTATTGCTATTATATCTATTGGGTCAAGGTATTACAACTTTAGTTTACCACAACAAAGACTCAGATCTTCCCGCTGGCACAGGGGATCGACTTCCTCGGCTTCCATGCCTACCTGACGGACACCGGCAAGGTCGTCCGCAAATTGAGGGACAACAGCAAAAACAGCATGAGGAGAAGGCTGAAGAAGTACAGGGGCCTCGTGGACGCCGGCCGCATGACCGTCGTGGACGTGCAGCGCTCTTATGAAAGCTGGCGATCTCACGCGGAGCACGGTGACACGCACAGACTGCTCCAGAACATGGACTCCCTGTACTTCTCCCTTTTCCCGGAACTCAAAACAGAAAGGAGCCGAAAGCAATGTCCCAAGCCCTGAGCAATCTGGCCGTGGGTGCCAAGATCAAATTCGGCACACTTTACGGAAGCTCGCTGGTCTGGACACTGGCCGACAAGAACCACTCCGGCTACCCGACCGGCGCGGTCACGTTCGTCGCCTCGAATATCATCAAGCTCATGTGCGCGGACGCCATCGAGTCCTCGAACAGCGACAGCAACCGCAAAAGCTACGGCAATAATAGGTGGATCTACTCGAATATCCGCCAGTGGATGAACAGCGCGGCAGCGGCCGGCGCGTGGTATTCCGCGCAGCACTCGGCAGACGCAGCGCCCACAAACGCCAATGTCTGGAGCAACTACAACGAGTACGACGCGATCGCGGGCTTCCTCAATGGCTTCTCAGCCAACGAACAGGCAGCCCTCCTGAGCACCAGCCTCACAGTTGGAAAGGCCAGCGTGGATGGCGGCGGAACCGAGACTGACACCTGCAAGATCTTCAACCTGTCCGCCACCGAGGTCGGACTGACCGGAGACTTCACCGAGGGCTCGATCCTGAGCCTATTCAACACCAGCAGCAACCGCGTCGCATACCCGACGGCCAACGCCGTCTCCAACAGCGAATACACCAACAGCAGCCTCAACGCCTCGAGCGCGTGGTACTGGTGGCTGCGGACTCCATACGCGTCGAATTCGTCCAACGTGCGCTTCGTCAGCACCGATGGCTCTCTGTACTACTACTTCGCCTACGGTGGGTTCCGCGGCCTTCGGCCCGCTTTTAATCTGTCCTCTGATCTCTTGATCTCCGACTCCACCGACTCGGACGGCTGCTACACGGTCATCTACAACACAGCCCCCACCACGCCCTCCAGCATCACCGTCCCGTCCACGGTCAACGGCGGGAAGTCCCTCGCGGTCTCGTGGGGAGCATCCACCGACGCCGACGGAAACCTGAGCGGCTACAAGTTGGAGCGCCAGTACGGGAGCGAGGGATGGGTGCAAGTTTACGCCGGAAGCTCCCGGACATACACCGAGACCATCACCTACGGCAAGACCACCGTGGCCTACCGGGTGAAGGCCTACGACGCCGTCGGCGCCGAGTCCGGGTACAACACCAGCGCGACCCGCACGATCATCAACAATCACGAGCCGACGATCTCCGGCAGCGACCGAGATCTCGGCACCTTCAGCGCGACAACCCCGTCCACCACCTACGTCGTAAACGACGAGGACGGCGACACCGTGGCCGTCGTGGTCAAGCTGGACGGCGCCACCTTCCAGAGCTTCAACGCAACGCTCGGGGCCACCGTGACGCTGACCTTTACGGCCGCCCAATGGCAGCAGATCCTCAACGGATCCCACACCTTCGTCATCACGGCGACAGACCCCCAGAGCGCCGTGGCCACCCGCACGATCACCTTCACCAAGTCCGTCACGACCGTTCAGTTCACGACCGACGTGCTGGCCGCCGACGATATGCCGACGAAGGCGATGTTCAACATTCAGGGCGCGTTCCCGGCCGGCTCCACCCTGACGATCGAGGCCTGCAACAACGCAAACGACGCCAGCCCCACATGGCAGGATGTCACCAGCCGCGTCGAAAGCGGGCAGAAGGTTTTCTTCAGCAATACCACCAAGACGGCCGACTCGTGGGGCGTCGCCCTGCGCGTCACGCTGGAGCGCGGAACCGCGACGGATCCCTGCTACATCACCGCGATCGGAGGTAACTTCGCATGATTACATTCAGACAGGACAGCATCGCAAACCCGGGCCCGGAGGCGCTCAGCCGCGAGGAGCTGCTGGCCAAGCTAACCGCGCAGGAGGCCACCAACGAGCTCCTGAAGGGCTGCATCATGGAACTCGCCGACATTGTGTACGGCGACAGTGAGGAGGAGACCGCCACATGAGCAAACTGGTCGAATTGTACACCGGCGAGGTTTTAGCCGGGAACATCACCGAGAACGACGTACCGGCGAAGCTGCGGGAGCAGGTCGCGGCCGCCGTCAACGAGGCCAAGGCCGCGCAGGCCGAAACCGTGGGGAGCTGAAAATGCTGGCCCGCGTTTTTTTATGGCTTTATACCGTTACCGCAGGAAAGGAGGTGACTGCCATGCTGGTCAGGCTTTACGCCGGCGAGATCATCGCCGAACGCATTGACGAGGACGACGTGCCGAGCAAGCTCAAGGATCGCGTGCACGCGTATCTCACGGACATGGGCTACTTCGACGAGTAACCCGCACCCGGGAGGGGCTGCTTCGGCGGCCTCTCTCTACTTTTTCAATCTGGAGGAAATGATGAAAAAAGGAAAGAGGGTGCCGTCATGAGTACGCAGGAGATCATCGCGGCCGTGCTCACGGCCCTACTGGGCGGCAGCGGCCTCGTCGGCATGGCCTTCTGGCTCTGGAAGCGTGCACTTGAAAAGCGCGACAAACGGGCCGAGGAGGCCAAGGAAGCCGAGAAAAAAAGAGCCGCCGAGGAAAAGGAGAAGATGGAGGAGACCCGGGAGCAGATCAAGTATCTGGTGGATCACGGCGAGGTAGTCGACGCGACCCTGAAGGCCATGGCCACAGAGAACACGCTCCAGTGCTACTGCCTGCTATCTTGCCTCCGGGGGCTCGCCGAGCAGGGATGCAACGGGCCCGTCCATGACGGCATCGACAAGCTCGAAAAGTACCTGAACCAAAAAGCGCACGGGGAGGTGTAGCACATGAAGCGCCGCCGAAAGCGCAGACGCAAAAAGGCCCCGGACAAGACCATGGACTTGATCCTTCTGCTCATGGCCGTGTTTCTGGTAGCCTTCATCATTGCGATGATCGTGGTTTTTGTGGTCGTCGGCTCCGAGCCCTCGACTCTGATCGCTTGCGTGTTTACGGCCTGCACGGCCGAGGGCGGCTTCATGGCCATGATCAAGAGCACGAAAGTCAAAACGAACAGCGGCCCCACGCAGCCGGATCCGCAGCAGACGCCGTCGGCGCCTGAACCGCAGCCTCCGGCCGACGATGGCGCCGGGAAAGGATGAAACACATGGACATCACAAGCGTTTCCACCACACTCGCCACGCTTCTCAGCGTGATCGGCGTGCTGGTGGCCATTACCAACATCGTCGTCGAGGTCGTCAAGAAGGTGACGTGGGACAAGATCCCCACCCAACTCCTCGCCCTGCTGGTCGCCGAAGTCCTGACGCTGGTGGCGTTTTTCGCCTACGCTCAGATCAAAGGCATCGGCGTCCTCTGGTACATGGTGGCGGCCGCAATCGTTGTCGGTTTCCTCGTGGCCTATGCCGCCATGTACGACTTCGAGAAGCTGAAGGAGATCCTTGTCTCCGCGACCAAGAAAGACGAATAACCACCGGCCGGGCGCACCCCGGCCATAGCACTCAGGAGGTGCAATCATGAGCAACAGTTCACTCGTTACCTACACAAAGCTCTCGCCGAACTGCACGAAGCCTCGGAACCACAAGATTGACACGATCACGATCCACTGCATGGCCGGAAACTGCTCCGTTGAGACCTGCGGCGAGATCTTCGCCCCGGCATCCCGGCAGGCGTCCAGCAACTACGGCATCGGAAGCGACGGACGCATTGCCCTCTACGTTGACGAAGCCAACCGGTCGTGGTGCAGCTCGAACGCAACAAACGACCACAGGGCCGTCACGATCGAGGTGGCGAACACCGTGGCAGCGGAACCGTGGCCGGTCTCCGACAAGGCCTACGCGGCCCTGCTGAACCTCGTCACCGACATCTGCAAGCGGAACGGGATCGCGAAGCTGGTCTGGTCTACCAATAAAGCCGACCGCGTCGGGCACCTCAACGGCTGCAACATGACCGTCCACCGTGACTATGCCAACAAGAGCTGCCCGAGTGTTGTGGTAAACTAAAGTTGTAATACCTTGACCCAATAGATATAATAGCAATAAAGGAAGAGGTAGCGAAATGAGA